AGTTACAGGTAAACGAGAGTAAAATCCAGACTGGAGAGATTGATCCAAAAATTAAATCTGAACTTGATCTTTCATTCGCAAAGATGGAACGAACCATTATGGATTCCATTGCTGCTAGTGATGATCGTGTGACAGTACACCAAGCAATGAAGCATCTTGTAGTTAGTGGTAATGCACTGCTATTTATGGATAAGGAAAAGTTGAAACTATTTCCTCTTAACCGTTATGTTGTGGATCGTGATGGTCTAGGTAATGTCATTGAGATCGTTACTAAAGAACGGATACATAAAAAAATTGTTATGGAAGCATTGACTCCTGCACAACGTAAGGAGTTAGAACCCAGTCAACCCGGCAATACATACGACAAAGACACTACTAAAGAAGAATGTAATGTCTATACTCATGTCAAACTAAAAGGTAAGAAGTTTGTATGGCATCAGGAAGTATATGGAAAGATCCTTCCTAGCTCTTTAAGTAGTGCACCTGTAGACACCAATCCTTGGCTAGCTCTCAGATTTAATACTGTTGATAATGAAGCTTATGGTCGCGGTAGGGTTGAAGAATACATTGGAGATCTCAAGTCACTAGAGGCGTTGTCTCAAGCACTGGTAGAAGGCTCTGCAGCAGCAGCAAAAGTTGTGTTTACTGTTAGTCCTAGTTCTACTACTAAACCCGCCACACTGGCTAAGGCAGGTAACGGAGCTATCATTCAGGGTAGACCTGACGATATTGGTGTTGTACAAGTTGGTAAGACTGCTGACTTCAGCACTGCATATCAGATGACACAGACTCTTGAAAAAAGATTGTCTGAAGCATTCCTTATTTTATCAGTGCGTAATTCTGAAAGGACTACAGCAGAAGAAGTAAGGATGACACAGATGGAATTAGAAGCACAGCTTGGTGGTTTATTCTCACTATTGACTGTTGAATTCTTAGTACCTTATCTGAATCGTAAACTATCTGAAGCACAAAAGAGTGGTGATATTCCTAAACTACCTAAAGGAATGGTGACACCTACTATTGTTGCTGGTGTTAATGCACTAGGTCGTGGTCAAGATCGACAAAGCTTGATTGAATTCATGACTACTATTGCACAAACAATTGGACCTGAATCAATGATGCAGTTTATTAAAACGGATGAAGTAATCAAACGTCTAGCTGCTTCACAAGGTATTGATGTGCTGAACCTTGTTAAGTCACAAGAAGAGATGCAACAGGAACAGCAACAAGTACAGAAAGCTCAGGCTCAACAGTCAATTATAAGTCAAGCTTCACAGCTTGAAAGAAATGAAATGGAGATGATGAATGGTGGAGAAAACCCCCAAGCCCAACCGCAACAAGGCTAAAGCACTTAGTAAAGACTTAACTACGGAACATGTAGCTGATAGTTCGGCTGCAGAATTATATAAAGCTTCTGAACCTAAGCAGTATAAACCACCCGAACATATGGTTCCACTTAATGATGAACGCTACATGAAAAAAGAACGTGTAGGTCAACGTAAAGCAATCCGTGCTCCTGGTCACGTTGTTGAACGTCCAGGTCTCGGCAATTTAAAAGTATTCCACCAAAACCCTATTAATTATAATGGCGACATTGACGTATGATCCAACACCAGCAGATCAACCTGAATTCACTGCTGAAGAGAAAGACTCTATTGCTGTTGGTGAACAATTAGAACAACAAGAGCAACAACTACTAGCTGGTAAATATACTAATGCTCAAGAATTAGAGAAAGCTTATGTTGAATTGCAACGCAAGCTGGGAACCCAAGATGAGGAAACTGTTGAGGAAACTGTTGACGAAACTGAATCCACTGAAGAACCTGAACAAGTAGAAGAACCTGAACAAGAAACAGAAGAAACAGAAGAAGAACCTCAGATCTCTATGTCTGAAGAGGATATTAAATACCTCAAGGATGCTGTAGGGGGTGATGAAGCTTATACTGAACTTGTAACTTGGGCATCTGATAATTTATCAGAACAAGAAGTAGAAGCTTATGACCATGTCATGGGTCTCGATAATCCTTACGCTGCTTTCTTTGCAGTAAAAGCTTTAAACATGGCATATCAAAATGCTAATGGTTATGAAGGTCAGATGCTAACAGGTAAGGCAGCAGCTAATACTAACAATCAATTCCGTAGTCAGGCAGAAGTTATCGAGGCTATGTCTGATCCTAGGTATGACAATGACCCTGCATATCGGAATGATGTTTTTGACAAATTAGATCGATCTAACTTATCCTTTTAAAACAATGCATAACGGAACTACAAAGAAACACAACCGCTCTCGTAAGGCAGCCGCTACAGCTATGAATGCTAAGGCTATTAAACAGATGCGTCCTCGTAAGGCAGTTACTGCAGCTAGGAATGCTGCCGCCTTAAGTATCGGCAATGCATCACTTAAAAAGAAATATTAAAAGCTACAACTAACAACTAAAATTAAATGAAATCTATTATTACTACGGCTGTATTGATTAGTCTTTCAGCCCCCTCATTTGCAGGACCCTTTGCCAACATCGAATCTAATGCAGGTTGGACAGGTAACAGTTTTTCTACCTCTGTGACAGAAGTGCACGGTGGTTATCAATTTGACAAC